CGTCAAGTGACCGAAATGTTAAAGAATTATGGTCCTTGTAAATCACAATTTAAAGCTGATTCAAAACTAGTTTCTGCGCGAACATTTAAATATGAACTTAAGGAGGGAGAAAACTATTACTCCACAGATCTATCGCAAGCGTCAGATTTAATGAATAAAGACGCATTATATGCAATGATCCATGTGTTAGCTGATGAGCTTGAGTGGCCAGAAAATATTCGTGAAGCGGCCATCCGCTCTGTTTTACCAACCCAGGTTTACACGATGGTAAACGGAGAATATCGTTGCACACATGTTACGACGAGAGGTTCTTTATTAGGGTCTCCATTGAGCTTCGCTCTTATGACCCTCCTCCACGCGTGGTGTTTAAAGGCACTACCAAAAGATAAACGCAGAGCATCTCAACTCTTCGGAGATGACGCAGTGATCGTCGCCAAACCTTGGAATTGGAAGGACTACTCGGATAGATTATCCAAGGTCGGGTTCTCAATAAATACAAAGAAAACACACATATCCCGAGTAGGATTTATATTCTGCGGGTACTTATATCATAAAGGCAGAGGCCAAATAACACCGTGCAAACTGTCCCGTTTACTTAACAAAAAGGACGACTGGGTGGACAGACTCGAATTATTAAAGGAAGCGGTAACCGGTCTTAACCATTGGCAACTCAAAAGAGCCGTTAATGGATTCAAGAAGCGCGAGTCGAAGGTCATTCATAACTTCGTCAAGCTCGGAATCCCCTTGCACGCCCCCAAAGAACTTGGAGGCATGGGATTACCACGAACAAGAAAAGCTCGATATGACGACGAGACTAGACTTTTCGCTTCAATAATATTAACCTCTAACTCAAGAATTAAAGAGCGAGAGATAATTCATAGTTTTACTAGACCATGGGTTAAATGTTCACTTCCGGAGGGAGCAAGAGCTATCGCGGAAGATGTTATGGAAGTTGCTTCCCATATTACATTTGACGAGTCCGGAACTTATAGCTATCGCGAAATCGTACAGGCCCTTCTTGGCCGGGAATTATATACATGGTTCCTTGATAGATATCGCGATATTAAAACTATTAAGAAAATCTCCTCTCCAAAAGAGTGCGCTTATGATTTAATGCTTGTGCGAGAAGAATTGCTTCGAAAGAAACAGCACAAATTCAATACTAGATTCCTCGCAAATAATGATAAAATAAGTTCCTACCTCAGTAAATTTAAGAATTTAAAGATATCAGATAATGATGTACGAGCCCTAGATTTAGGGTCTCAATCGCTTCACTATACCACGAGTGGAATAGTGAGGTTCTCAC